GCTCAAGCTCGGTCAGCAGCTGGCTGACGAAATGAAATTGCGTATGGCTGCCCAAGAGGAAGCCCATCGGTTGCGCCTCCGCGTTCTTTCACTTGAGGCCTCGCTGCGCGGGCTTGGCGCGGTCATTCCACCGGAGGTGGCTGGATGAGCCGTGCCCTGATCGTTCTGGTGGCCCTGCTGGCTTGGACGGCGGTGGTGTTCTCCGTGGCGTGGAGCTGGCGCGGCAGCCGGGCTGAGGTATCCGCCTCCGGTGAGGTTGCCGCCAACGCAACCGCAGCAGTCGTCCAAGTCAACGAAACCCGCGCCCTTGAGCGAACCCAGGCCGGTGCACTGGCCACCATCGGAGCAAAGCATGAAGAAGAACGCGCTGCGGCCCCGGCCGTCGCTGATGCTGTTGTGGCTGACCTGCGCTCTGGTGCTCTCCGCCTGCGCAACGACCTCGCCGCGTGCCACACCAACCTCCTGTCCCAGACCGCAGCCGGCGCCCTCGAACGTGATGCGGCAACCCAGCGCCGAGAAGAGTTTGCGGGCCGAGTTGTTCGAATCGGTCGAGACGCCGACGACCAGCTCCGCGCCTGCCAAGCCGTCGTCGTCGCCGACCGTGCCGAGGTGACGCCATGACGCTGCGTCACGGCAGCAATCCACCGGCTCCCGGCCGCCGGCCAGATCCGCCACCCAATCCGCCCCGGCATGTTGGTGTGGAGGTCAACACGCAGATGGACCGAATAGAGAAGAAGCTAGATGCGCTAATCAGCGCTCTTGCTGCCGAGGGCGAGGAAGAGCAGGACGCCACGGCTGTCAGCCTAAACGGCGATCCGATCCCAGGTGATCGGAACCAGTCGCAGAGCCTGGGCTGATGCGCAGCAACAGCCATATTCACACCTGTGACGATGGCCGCGGCCGCCGCTTGGTGATGGTGGACGGCAAGCCAGTGGAGAAGGTGTTCTACGCCGACACCCGAAAGGGAGTCGTCCGCTACTTCGCGACACCGATGCGTCTCCACAAGCGTCGCAAGCGGGCGATCGAGAGGACCAAGCGCGGCAAGGTCGAGATCGAGTTCATCTGATGCCGGGCTTTCCGTCCAGCCACAAACCGATGCCAAGGCTTGCGCGAGTGCACGAGGCTCAGGGCCAGGTCGAGAATTACGGCAAGGGACGAGGCGGCCGGCCCTGGCGCCGCAAGCGCGACGCAGTGATGGCCCGCGACAAGTACATGTGTCAGCCCTGCCACCGAGCAGGGCGCGTCACGTTGGCCGACGAGGTGGATCACATCACTCCGCAGGCCGAAGGCGGCACGGACGACCAAGCCAACCTGCAGGCGATCTGCGAGGACTGCCACGTCGAGAAGACCAAGGCCGAAGCGGCACGAGGTGCGAATCATCCTCACCCCCGACGTGGACGACCACCAAATGAGATCCATTCGCATCCACGACCCCGGGGGGGAGGGGCGAAAGTCTGAGGGGTTGCCCCCGGACACCGGCCGCTCAGTCATTTAATTGCACCGTCAATTCAGAAATTTCAGTTTTTGAGACCCAAACATGGCCCGCCCACGCAAGCCCACAACGCTGAAGGTGGTTGCCGGGACCGACCGGCCAGACCGTGCGCCGGCCGAAGTGGCCGAGTTGCCTTTGGTGTCGGATGTACCGATGGCACCGGACTGGCTGCCGAATGCGCATGCCATCAAAGAATGGGACCGGCTGGCGCCGATCCTCCACGCCAACAAGCTGCTGACCGAGGCCGGGCTTTCCGCCCTAGGCCAGCTCTGTGCCCTGCACGGGAAAACGGTGCAGCTGTACGCCGCCGGTGAGGCCCCCGTAGCATCCATGGTCGCCCAGCTGCGGGGCCTGATGAATGACTTTGGCCTGACACCTGCGGCGCAAGGGAAGGTGAGGCCGCATGGCGACACGGAAAAGCCCGGGAACGCGTTCACCGCGCTCGGCAAGCCGAGAACCCAAGCCGCCAAGTGATTACGTTGAGGTAGCGATCGCGTATGCGCGCGCTGCCTCGTCAGATAGGTCTGGCCGATTCGGGAGGCTGATCAAGCTGGCGGCGAAGCGGTTTTTAGAAGACCTGAAGCGTGCGAAGAAGAAGGGCGCGCCGTTCTGGTTCTCCCTGGAACATGCGAACCACGCTTGCGGGTGGATCGAGCTTCTGCCGCACGTTGAGGGGAAATGGGACACGCCAGAGATTCGGTTGCACCCGTCTCACGTGTGGTTCGTTGTCCAGTTGTTCGGGTTCCGAAAGGCTGACGGCGCTCGGCGCTTCACGTCAGCCCTGTTCGCCGTCGCGCGCAAGAACGCCAAGTCCACGCTGTCAGCAGCGATTCTTCTTTACTGTCAATGCTGCGAGGACGAAGAAGGCGCGCAGGTTATCTCGGCGGCGACCACCGGCAGCCAGGCGCGCATTATCTTCAACGTCGCCAAGCGGATGGCAGAGAAGATGGTTGACCTGCGCGACGCCTACGGGCTCGAGTGCTGGGCCAACGCCATCAGCCGCGTCGAGACGGGAGCAACGTTCAAGCCGATCAATGCAAAGGCCAGCACGCAGGACGGGTTGAATCCCTCCCACGTCGGGCTGGATGAGATCCACGCACACAAGACGCCGGACCTACTGAACGTGCTTCAGTCGGCGGCCGGTGCCAGACGCAATCCTCTGTGGCTGTTCACTACCACTGAGGGATACGCCAACCCCGGGCCGTGGTCGGAGATCCGGCAGTTTGCCAGCCAGTTGTTAGAGGGTGTCTTCGGGGAGACGGCCGACCACTTCCTGGCCATCTTCTTCGCAGTGGATAAGGACGACGCGGACTTCGACGAGAAGGCTTGGCACAAGGCCAACCCGTTGATGGACGTGAATCCACATCTGCTGGCCGCGATCCGTAAGGAATCCGTTGAGGCGAAGGCCATGCCTTCGAAGCTCGCGGAGTTCCAGATCAAGAGATTGAACCGGCCGGCGGCCGCAGCGAATGGCTTCATCCTCCTTCCCAAATGGAACGCCTGCGCGGGTGAGGTGGACCTCGATTCCCTGAGGGACGCGCCTTGCTGGGGCGGGCTCGATCTGGCGAGCACTCGCGACCTCACGTCGCTCCGCCTGGTCTGGCGGGTCGGCGACAAAATCGTCACTTGGGGAAGGCGCTGGGTGCCGGAGTCGGCTGTTACGCAGCGAACCGAGCGCGGCACGGTGCCTTACGCAGGCTGGGTGGCGGCAGGGTTGATAGAACAGACGGAAGGCGAGGTCACCGATTACGCGGTGATTGAACAGGCCGTCCTAGACGTGCGGGATCGATTCAACCTTCAGTCGCTGGCCTTCGATCGCTGGAACGCGACGGAAATGGTCAGCAGGCTAGTAGCGGCCGAGGTTCCACTGGTTGAGTTCATCCAGGGACCGAAGTCGTACCACCCGGCGATGACTGAACTGGAACGCGCCTACATCGGCAAGCGACTGGTGCACGACGGCGACCCAGTGCTTGCGTGGTGCGCTGCTAACCTGATTGCTCGCCAAGACGTGAACCTGAACATGGCCCCGGACAAGCGTCGGTCGCCGGACAAGATCGACGACATGACAGCGCTTTTGATGGCGGTGGGTATAAGCATTCCCGTCGCTGCCGAGCCGAGCAAGCCGCTCGTCCTCATGACATTGGGATAAACCATGAATACCGAGAACCGCGCGTACAGCGTGTTGGAGGTCAAGTCCTACGACGATGACCAGCAGATCATCACCGGTTGGGCGACCACGCCGGAGCCGGATCGCTATGGCGATATCGTCGAGCCCCTGGGCGCCAAGTTCGCCGCCGAGCTGCCGCTGCTGTGGCAGCACCGCCACGACAGTCCCGTGGGTATCGTGAAGTTCGGCAAGCCGACCGCGAAGGGCATTCCCTTCACAGCCAATGTGGCGAAGATCGCAACGCCTGGCGCGCTGAAGGATCTCTGTGACCTCGCCTGGCAGTCGGTGAAGGAACAGCTGGTGCGCGGCGTGTCGATCGGTTTCCGGGCGCTGGAGTACAGCTACATGGACGGCGGCGGCATCCGGTTCACCGAGACCGAGATCTACGAGCTTTCCCTGGTCACCATCCCGGCCAATGCCGCGGCGACCATCCAGACCATCAAGGCCATGGACACCGGCGGCATCCGCCGGTCGGCTAACTACGGCGTGCCCCTTGTCCAGCGCCAGGCGGCGGTTGATCGACCGGTCGGCGGCGCGGTGAAGTTGCTGCAATGAAGCACCGGGCCATGCGGCCCTGCGGGGTGGAACCCGCTTTCCCATATTGCAGGCACTGCCCGGCGTGGAACCCGGGCCGTATGGCTGCGCCTACGATAGAGAACTGAACAATGAACATCGCAGAACAACTGGAAAAGCTCCGGGCAACCCGCGGCGAGCTGGAGAAGCAGCTCAACACCGTCGTCCAGAAGTCGATGGGCGAGGGCCGCTCGATGAACACTGGCGAGCAGGAAGAGTTCGATTCGGTCAAGGACCAGATCAAGGCCATCGACGGCGATATCGAGCGATTCGAGCACCTCCTGGAGATCCAGGCGAAGTCCGCTGTGCCGGTCAGCACCATCATCAAGGCCCATGGCTCTGCCACCGCCAACGGCGAAGGCCGCACGCTGGAGCCGGCCCAACTGAAGACGGTCGACAAGACCGACGCCGGCATCGGCTTCGCCCGTATGGCTCGTTGCCTCGCCGTGTCGCACGTGCACCACCAGAGTCCGTTGGAGGTGGCGCGAGCCATCTATCCGAACGATGAGCGACTGCACGGCATCATCCAGGAGAAGGCCGCAGTGCCGGCGGCCAGCACGGGCAACGCCACCTGGGCCGGCAACCTGATCACCGACGGCGGTGTCGCCTTCGCAGACTTCGTCGAGTGGCTGCGTCCGCGGTCCCTGCTGGGCCAAGTATCCGACCGTCTGCGCAACTTGCCGTTCGATACCCCGGTTCTGGTGCAGGGCTCGGCCGGCACGGCCAAGTGGGTCAAGGAAGGCGCTGCGAAGCCGCTGACCAAGTGGTCGTACACGCGTGCGAAGCTGACCCCGCTGAAGGTCGCAGCGATCGCTGCCGCGACGAAGGAAACCATGATGCGCGCCACGCCGGCCGCCGATGCGCTCCTGCGTGATGAATTGGGCCGCGCAGTCAACCAGACGATCGACACGCAGTTCATCGACCCGGATGCGGCGGCCGTTACTGACGAGGCGCCCGCCTCGATCTTGAACGGCGTGCCGGCGACCACCGTCCCGGCGGGCAGCGACCCGGATTCGATCCGCGCCGGCGCCGCCGCGCTGATGAACGCCATTGCCGGCTCCAACCTGTCGCTGGCCGGCTCGTTCTGGGCCATGTCGGAGCGCACCGCGATCGCGCTGTCGCTGATGACCAACCCGCTTGGTGCTTCCGAGTTTCCCGGTATCAACTTCACCGGTGGCACGTTCCTGGGCCTGCCTGCGTTCGTTTCGGCCTTCGTGCCGGACGACGAGGATGGTGCGGTCATCGCACTGATCAAGGGCGATGAGATCTTCCTGGGCGACGAAGGTGGCCTGCAGGTCTCGATGTCGGACCAGGCATCACTGGTGATGGACGATGCCCCGACCATGAACAGCACCACGCCGACGGCACAGCAGGTTGTCTCGCTGTGGCAGACCAACAGCGTGGCCTTCCTGGTGGAACGCTTCATCAACTGGCAGCGCCGCCGTGCGCAGGCCGTTGCCTGGGCCCGTGTGAACTGGGGTAGCGGTTCGGTTCCGTCCAGCTCGTAACCGAACATCGGCGGGGCCTTCGGGCCTCGTCGCTTTCCAAGAACAGCGAGGTTCACATGAGCAAGGTCGTTATCGTCGGGCGCAGCGGGCGAATGATCACCGTGCATCCGCGTGTGGCTCAGGCGCTTGAGCAGCGCGGGGGTTACATGCGTCGTGACATGGTGGCCCAGCCCGCCTTCGTTCTGCCGCCCAATAAGGCGGCAGCCAAGCCGAATCGGAAACCGAAAAAGGCAACCAAGAAGGCGGCGGCCAAGTCCGCCCAGCCTGACAAGGAAGCATCCGAATGACTGGCTTCTCGCCCCGGGATTTGGCCACGGCGGCCGGCGTGCGCCGACATGGGCCCGACTACCTGAGATTGCTATCCCCGGTAGTGGCGGGGCCGGGGCGAGACGGCTGGCATGCCTTGACCGTGCAGGAGCCTTTCACTGGTGCGTGGCAACGCAACATGGAAGAACGCGCTACCACCGTCCTGACATATCCGACTCTTTACGCCTGCCTCAATCGCATTGCCTCGGACATCGGCAAGCTGCCGTTCGTGCTGAAGTCTGAGGACGAAAATGGGGTATGGCGCGTCGAGAAGAACAATACGGCGTACTGGCCAGTCCTGCGTAAGCCGAACGGCTACCAGATTGCGCAGCAGTTCCGTGCGGCCTGGATGCTGTCCAAGCTGATCCAGGGCAATGCTTACGTGCTGAAAGGTCGCGACGAGCGCCGGGTCGTCAACAGGCTATGGATACTCGATCCTTGCAGCGTTCAGCCGATGGTGTCGGACAGCGGCGAGGTGTTCTACCAGCTCAACTACAGCACCGGGTCGAATCTGCTGCCGGAGAACTACCCGGGCAGCCAGCTGATCGTGCCGGCCACCGAAATCATCCACGATCGGATGAACTGCTTCCACCACCAGTTGATCGGCGTGCCGCCCCTTTGTGCGGCGCACTGGCCCGCGGTTAAGAACCTCAAAATCCTGAAGGATTCAACCACCTTCTTCGCGAATGGCGCCAACCCCGGCGGTATCCTGACTGCTCCATCCGGCATGTCGGACGATGATGCGAAGGCGGTGAAGGAATACTGGAACACCAGCTTCCAAGGTTCCAACGCTGGCAAGGTTGCGGTGATTGGCGCGGACATGAAGTTCACGCCTTTTGCCTTCAAGGCTGCCGATTCGCAGCTGGTCGAGCAGATGCGTTACTCCGACGAGCAGGTGTGCCAGCCGTTCGGCATCCCGCCGTTCAAGATCGGCATCGGTTCGATTCCCGCTGGCATGAAGGTCGACGACATCAACCAGCTGTACTACTCGGACGCGCTGCAGGCGCACATCGAGAGCATGGAAGAGCTGCTCGACGATGGGCTGAGCATCTCTCGCCCGATGGGCGTGGAGCTGGATCTGGAACCGCTGTTGAGGATGGACGTCGGAAAGCAGGCCGAGGTGATCACCAAGCTGACGGGCGGCCCTGTGCTCACACCGAACGACGGC